TGTTGCAGTTCTCCTTCCATCGAAGGTTGCCTATAGCGTGGTCATTATCGTGCACTTCGGCGATTGTGTAATTCTTTTTTTCGATATAAATTTTGTCTCCACGAGAAACATCATTTATATCAAGCATACGCACTGTGAATACCGGCGTTTGAACCGACATCCCATTTGCATCCTCGTATTGATTATCGAGGATGCCGATAATAGTCCTGCCATTGATTTCAGCATTAACGCCGAAATCATTTAGTATGGCAAGTCTATCGTTGTCAGATTCAACTGGCATTATTTCTGCTTCATTGACTCAGTTGTTAAGCCTTTTGTTTTAGGCTTGTCTTTACCATCGGCGTATTTAACTGCGCCAACAGCTTCTAATAATCGTGCATCACTTACTGTGATTGCAGTTTTGTCACCTTTGTCGATTGTTACGCCAGATGCCTTGCACCGTTTAACGCCAATCACATTTACTAAATCTTCATTTTTAGCCATGATCTTATTCTCTTATGGTTAATAAATAGGGAGAGGAAAATTCCCCTCCCTATCATGAACAACGTTACTGTTTATACAGTATCGTTACCAAGCGCGAATGATGCTGCGTGACGTACCGCAACGTCCATGCTCTGATGAGCAACAACGCGAACAGTACCAGCAAGACCGCCAGTGTAAGGATCAATAAGCAGATCCTGACCACCCCACATGCCGATAAGCATGTCAGCCCAGTTACCGAAGAAGATATCACCAGATGTAACCTGATTAGATACGTTTCCGCTGTAACCATTCAACATGTTTGTTTCGCCCATGATGAACTGAGCAGCACCGGATGCTTTATCAGTTGTCTTAAGCGAACCGCGCATAGCTGTTTCCATCAGGAAGCCGAGGCTACCATCAAGAGCGTTTGCATCAGCAACTGCTGACTCTAACGCGACAACTTCTGCCCATGTTGGAGTTGCACCAGTCCATGTAGTCGGATTACCAATACCAGTAGTGCCAGCGATACCTTGAGGTACACCAGATGCGCCGCCGCCATACAAACCAGCAAGATCGATCAACAGAGCCATGCCTGCAGAAATATCATTGCGGATAAGGTTATCAACATCCAAAGATGACTGTAACAGCAACTGACGAGTGAACTCAGTATAGGTTGCAGCAGTTTTTGGAGTCATGGTAACTTGGCGGAAAGTCATGTCAGACTGAACAGCATTTGCGCCTTCAGTTGCTAACCATGCAGATGCACCAGCAGCCAGTTTACCTGGTATAGCGACATCGCCAACCAGACCAGACATGATGGTTGCGCCCATGCCTGCAAGAGCAGACTTGTTGCGAAGAACATCAATGAATGAACTTGACTGTAGAACGGTATCAACTAAGAAACCACCCTGCGAGTCAGTTGTTGCATTTAAGTCAGCACGATGCTGAACTTCATGCGGAACTGAAACGCCTGGCACATATAGGCCGTCTGCACTTCGATTAACAAATCCATGACCGCTCATCTCTGGTACGAAGAAACCGCGTGGATCAACACCGCGTGCCGAAGCAACTGCGAGTGAACATTCGATTTCAAAACCAGCAGCTTTTTGTGCTGCAGCGTTGTTTGGATTTGCAAGCGCGTAGATTGCACGAGCATATGAGAAGCGTTTAACTTCCTGTGCTGTTAAGCCAATCTGACCTTCTGGAGCAGCGGCTGGTGCTGTATCACGTAGGCAATTAAGCACATCAACGCGATACTCATCAATAGACGCACCGGACGCAATAGCTGCATCAGCAGTTGTTTCCTGACCATGCTCTTTACCAAGAGCGCGGATTTCATTGGTACGCGCAAGTTCGTCTTTACGTGTCTGCACAATTGCAGCTTCGCGCTCAGTGGCCTCTTTCGCCAATCGCGCTACTTTTTGTTCTTCTGTTTCCATCGTTCTTTCCTCTGTTGGAATTATTGTTTCAGATAAAATGGTTGTTTCAAACTTTTCACTATCGTCTCGTTGACTGCGACCAACACCAACAGATGCATCAGCAGGAATCGACACGAATGAAATCTCATGCGGTTGCCAGCGTGTTGCAGTGAATGTATCAGTATTACGATCTTCAAGCATTTCGTGAATTCGATATCCAACGCTGATCTTGCTTCGGATACCATCAAGTACGTCCTGAAAAATTTCCTGCGCTCTTGCACTCTGACCAAAGCGTACAATTGCTCGACCAACCTTATCGCCGTCGATGGATGCTTCTTCAATAACCCCAACATGATCGCTGGGATTGTGGTCTACCAGTAATGCGCCGCCATCATTCAATCGACCAAGATCAACTGCTGACTTCTCATGACTTAGTATCTCATTACCAAACCATCGCTCAACTGGTTCTTCACTTGAGAACGACAGCGGGATAGTTCGGTTTTCTTCATCAACCTCTGCTCGGTTGAGAGAAAATGTTCTGTGTAACGTGCCGGTATCAAGCAGGCTTTTTGTCAGCTTCTTTTTTATCGGTGTTTTTTTCATCTGTATTACCTGTTGGTGTTGGTGTTGAAAAATCTAGTCCGTAACTTTCAGCGAGTTCTTTTTCTACCTTCAATTGCGCGTATATTTCTTCAAGATCATCACCAGATGCTGAAACAACATCGCTATTGGTTTTATGTCCAGCGGAAACAGCCGCATCATTTGCCTGTTGATCTTTTAATGGATCAACCCATGCCCATCCACGAGCCTGCCACGTAACGTCCAGAAATTTTTCCTTCCGACTTAGCGGCAATTTTATACCTACTGCGTTGATAATCAAACCCCGCGACAATGCGCCTGATAAGAAACGCTCGTAGATACGGGCCATCGCATGTTCAATGAACCATCCCTGAATGACTCTCCAGTTCTCACGCTCATCGATTAAGCCTGCACGGATAGATGAATAGTTAACTGCTTCAAGATCGCCGGTATAACCAGTATATGAAACGTTAAGGCCAGCGGCTGCACCTTTTAGCACGCCCTTCAGGAAGTAGTTATACGCCCCCGTTGGATGCTGTGGATCATATGACTCGAATTTAGTACCAATTGGCAGTTCCTCGAATGTGCCTGGTTCGGCCTGCTGGATTGGAGCGTTAGTTCCAGCCTCCGTTTCGTCTCCCTCATATTCAGAGCCGGTTTCAGTGTAATAGAAACCCATTTTCGATGCACCGGCACGAGCGCCAACTAATTCGGCCTCTTCATATCCGCCGACCATATTCAACCGGCGTATCGATGCATGCATCCACGGAATACCGCGACATTGAGCGATGCGTTCAGGCACAAACAAATGAATAATGTTTTTCTCTTCGATACGCATGTAATGTTTACCGCTGAACGTGTAAACAGTTTCACTTGGATGCGCCACCAAAATATAATACGCAACGGGAGCGTCGAACTGATCGAGTTCGATACTCATAACAATTCTGTTGCCGTTAGATAGTTTTTGTTCGTTCAGGTCAGTATCTAATCTGTCAGCTTCAATCAACTGCAGCGACATACCGTATTTGTCTGACGAGCGATTAACAATCCTGATTAAACACTCACCTTCCATCGCAGTAGATGAGATTGTCATGCGCTGGATGTCCATGAGCGATAACTTCTTCGTAACGCCACAGTTTTCCATCTTAGACCAGTCGTTCCATGCCGCTTCGATTGCATCGTTATCAAGTTTGTCCGGTTTACCGTCACTGCCTTTTGCTTTTGACTGCAGGCGGATTCCTTTCTTGCCGATCACGTTTGTTTTCACCATGCTGATGAATTTCTTTCCGTAATCGTTATCGTTAACAATTTCTCGTGAACGATGACGCATTAAAACTAAATTTTTTTTCAGAGATTCGTTAACCGATAATGTTGCGCCAGTAAACGATGCGGTTATACGATCAAGTGCGCCTGCGTTGAAATCATTTGATGATCGTTCAACTGTCATCACATGTTTAATAACTGGATCTTTACGGACAGCCAGTTCTGATGATTTTTTACGATTAAACCAGCCCATTAGAACCTCACCTTGATTACGCCGCTACCACTAAGACCGGCCTCTTCCTCTTCATTAGAAACCATGAATTTCGCCTTATTATACAGTACCAGCAGGTCAGCGATAGGTGTCCGCGATAACTGACGACCATTTACTGTGTAACTCGACTGATCCTTCGTTGCCCTCTGCTCGATAACCGCTTCAACATTCGCAAGCGTTCTGCCCCAGTATGTTCTCGCATCATAACCACCATCGAGCGCCGCGAAGTTTTTAAGGACTTCAAGCTGGCCCTCACCGGCAGGGTAGCGTGATGTAGTTTTAGTTAAATACGCCTGCCAGTGATATTCGCCTGCAGGTAAGTCTTTACTGACAGCGACAGCGATTTCAGCGAGGTGATAACCGTCACCGTTGTCTGTACATGCTATTTCGAGATTTTTTCCAGCAGCAACTATCGAATAAGATAAAACCCATCCGTCAGCAATGGCTAGATCAGAATTGTCGGCTATTTTCCACTGGATAAGATTACCGGCAACTATTTTTGTTGGAACAACTGTTGGGATTTCTATAGCCATATTACCACCGATTCACAAATCCACTTTTACGCGGACGTTGAGTTGCTTTACGAACATGTCTCTGCGTTACTGTCTCTGGAGCAGCGGGAGCGACAGTTTCAATTGGTTCAAGCCGTTCAATCAGCGCCTGCCAGTTCGGGTTTAATAATTTCAACGCCGCATGACTATAAATTCTGCAGTCAGTCGCTTCGTTTCTTGTTCTTGTCTTAACCCATTCACGATATGGAAATCCACGTCGAAATTTGGTTATCATTTTTTCTGCTGTTAACTGAGCAAAATATTCTTCGTCTCGCTCCATCGGGAAGTGGCAATATCCAGCACCTTCCTCCGCGATTTTCAGCCTCGATGCCAACAATACTTTTGCATCATCAACGCCGACAATATAAAGATCAACTTTCCGCTTCGATGATTTGTTTTTCTTCTGGATAGACTGTGAAACAATTGGCCTACCCCCACCCTCGACACCTTTAACTGCAAAAACTCTTCGGTTGCGGTGCTTATAAACAAAATCATAGACCAACTGAGTCTGGTAGCCAGAATCGATGGTTGTTGCTGCGATGTGGAGTATATTACCACTTTCATGCTCAAAATCGTAATCAAACATTTCAGCCAGTTCTTCCCAGACTTCAGGCTGAGTGACATCACCGTAAAATATCTTGTATGCGATGTTCCAACTCTCTTCGCCTAAACCAAATCCAACAATCTCGGCCTCTATCCTGTCAGCCTGAATGTCAACGCCCATCGAAAGGACAACTGCGCCCTGTGGAACTGTTTTTTCGTAAATTTCTCGACGACCATACAGATACGAGTCGTCAATTTGATCGCCAGCCTCTTCAAATGTCTCTCCGAGCGATGTATTAGTCCATGTTTTTATCTGCTCAACGTCACCTTTGGCATCAAGAAAATCCTGAACGACTTCAGCCCATTTTTTCCACGGAGAATACAGTTCGTTGAGATGGAAACCGGCTGTATTTTTCGTTTCATTCTCAGCAATCCATAAACCACCGGCTAACATGCGCTTTACTTTGTCGTGATCGTAGTGAATTCCACCGCAATGCTCACAAACCATATAAGTTGTTTCTGGATCATGGTTGCCGTCCTTGTCTTTATCCCATTTTATGTTGGCCCACTTAAACGTATCAAGTTCTCCGCAGTGACTGCACGGAATATAGTACCGGCGCTTATCAGATTTCTCATATGCATCTTCAATTCTCGACGCGCCTTTAATTGTTGGCGTACTGGTGTAGACTTTTTTACGATTAAAAAATGTTGTTGTACGTTTACCGCCAAGACTTAACGGATCGCCTTCAGTTCCTGCTGATACTGGATACCGATCAACTTCATCTGCCAGCAGGATTCTTACCGGACGCGATGCAAGTGACGCTGGTGAGTTAGCGCCTGCCATTGTGATATGTCCGCCAGGAAACGTCTTATGCAATAACGTGTTCCCTGAATCTCTGGCCCGTGCCGACTTAACGCAACCAGATAACGCTGGCGTATCGCGCAGCATCGGCGCAAGCCTGTCCTTAGAAAATGCCTCCGCCATAGATAGTGTTGGCTGCAGCAACAGCATGGGCGATGGGTCGTAGTCCATGTAATAACCAAT